CCAGGGATAGGTTTTAACTCATCTCCCGCATCAATGAGGTTGGGATTGACGAGCCAGAAGTTAAGCATGGCGTTTATGAGATTGTCAAACCTCATGTTCGCCATGTCGTTCATCCCATCCTCGATCTTCTTAATAGCGTCTATCTCCCCGTAAGAGAAGTATGAGTGTGGAATTACAACATCATGTCCAAAGATAAACGGAGCCTTCTTTACATCGTATGGGTTGGGCATTCCCTCATCACCCGTAAGATTGAACTTCTCATTTACAAACACCGACACCCGATCTCCGCACCACATCTTATCTACAATAAGCATGGGTATCTTGTCATCATCTGTAGAGAATGTCTTGTAGTCAAATGTTTGGAATAGATCGTTGTACTCTTGCAGGAAGTCTTTACTAAGATCGGGAGTAAATGACATGCGTCCGCCAGCTACCATAGATGCAATTTCTTGCATAACTGCTTTGTCATAGCCAAATATCTCAGCCTCACTGACAAGTTCCTCGTAAGTCATGTAGTCTCGTTCGATCTTAAACCGCATACGCCCCGTCTCGATCATGGGAACGTCTGGGAAGAACATAAAGAACGGGACATGCCTTATATCAAAGTCATCAAGGTATGGTGAGTCTACAGTCTTTTTGCTGTAGGTGATCTCGCTCTCATACTGACTCATACCATTATCCTTTAGCTTCTTTGTAAGTTCGCTGTAGGGCATATCTTTATCACCCGTTCTTTCTAGTGATCCTGAGTACACAGTCTTTTTCTGATTCTCTCTACGCCAGAAAGCACGGTACACAGCGTTACCTGTAATGAGCTGCTCTTTAACCCCACGCTGTAGCTTTAAGTAGATCGGCTCGCCAAGTAATTCTAGCTTTGGATTGTTGTATGCGAGATCGACTGCCATCTTTGCAGTACGCTCGTAGGCCACATCATCTGGCTCAACTGCAATTGTTGTAAACTCTGGGTCTTTCCCTATCAGGCGGGGCATGACTGTCTCGACAACCTCGTATGAGATTGACGTAGACATCTTAGAGTGAAAGAGATAATCGTTCTCTGAGATTCCTCCTGTGTCAAGTCGCCCTAAGTAGTGTTTGTAATTGTCTAGTGACCTGTTCCAGTGCGGAGTACAGTAATCAAAAGATTGTTTGAGACGAGTTTTATACAACTTGAATATGTCTGACATGGATGAATTAGATAATTTTTCTGTTGCTCTCGCAAGGTTTACTTGTAATTGAATACTCTATAGGGAACGTGAATCCTTTTGTCTATCTTCTTTTTCTTGTTGGGCTTGTTCATTTGCTTCTCCCGCTTCTCGTAACTATCGAGTAGCCAGAGTGCTATAGCTACAATCTTTATCCTCTGTCCCGAACCAAAGGATGTAGTAAGTTTATCTCCCTCGACTCCTATAAGCTCCCCCATCTCACGGACAAGCATCTCATCCCGTATATCTACTTGGAGAGAATCAGATAATTGTTTGAAGTAATCAACTGCTATCGGCAGGTTAGATGCAGAAATCTTGAATCCTCCCTCAACCTTTACCCCTCCATCATCCCCCGCCTGCACACACATGAGCTTCGGATAGTATCTCTTTTGAAGTTCTAAGTATATTGCTTCCCCTTCACCTGTTCGATCTACTACTATCTGTGCATTGTTGAAGAACTTACCAGCTCGCTCAATTAAGTTACAAGCGGAGAGTGCGGTGAGATCACCTTCAATCCTTGACACAATCTCGTTTGTTTCCTTCTGGAACACATACGCACATGTCTTTGTTTCCCGTGATACGAAGATCATAAACGGTTCCTCCTCTGTGAGAAACTCTTTATATCCTTCTATCCCAGGATGGTCTACATCTCTAAAGATGTAAACCATTGATTGGTTAGAGAACTTGTAGTAGTATGGATGATCTCCTAAGAGAACCACCCTGTGTGCTGCCTTTGTTCTTCTCAGATGTTCGACCATTGCAACTGTAGAAAAGTACCCACGGTTAGATGCGAGCTTCTTATCAAAGTCTCGGAGTGCCTCAAACGCAAACCACGAGGACATGAGGATGTCCCCTGCATGTGCAGCATAAGAGTATGTACCAAACTCGTAGGCTAACTGTTTAATCTTATCTGCGACATGTCTGTCACCCAATACTGCTGAGGGGATTATTACTTTCCCCTGTTCAAACAACATTGCCATTGCGGAGATACCTGACTCTGCATTGAACTTCTTACCACTTGTTGTAGTGAATCCTTCGACAGGAATGTCATCAGCTTCAAGTTGTTGCCTAAGCATTTCTTGAAAAGCGATGTTCTCAACCATGATCTTGTTTGGCTTGAAGTTGTGGTAGACCTCAGCTACCTTCATCTTCGTTTCTTCTGATGAAAACTTGCCGTAGTCTAAGTTAAGGAGGATACGCTCTCGCTTCTCGTTCAATCCCCATACAGCAATTGACGTATTATCTGCTCCTTCTTTCTTTGAGATGGCAAGATCAACTCCCACCGCTATGATGAGATGTCCATAGTCGTACTTATTTGATGCGGTGTTGGCATTATCGTATGAAGTAATGAACGTCTTGTGCATCCCCTTATCTATAGCGAGCTTGACAAATGATTCTCGGAATACTGTTTCTTCTTCGACTACAGGTTCGTTCAAGTATTGACGCATGAAGGATGAGTTTGCCATGTTTGACTTTACCTTCATAAGAGATGTGAAGCTCCACTTATTCTTCCACAGAACTCCGCCCTTGAGTGCATTTCCTAAAGCGTATCTCTTAAAAATGTCTTTCTCAAATATGTCCTGAGCTTTTTGTGCGTAGGGGAAGTCACCGAGTTTGTACGGAATGAACTGTTGCCCATGAATGTTTATATACATCTCGCTATAGATGAGAGCCTTTAGCTTGAGACGTATGTCGAACTTACTGTCTTTAAGGAGTGTGTCGTAGATGTCATCCCGATACCAAGAAGTACCTGCAACGATGAGCCTACCTGTCTTTGGCTCAAGAATGGGAAGTAATACATTCTCAAACCATTCTCGTGTACGCTCCCGTGCTCGCTTTGTTCTTGCGGTATCAATGTCAATAAGATCATCAACTATGATTATGTCAGCACGGCGAGAGATGAGCTTACCTCCGACTCCGATTGCGACAACTGTTGGGTCTTTTTCCATTGAATCCCGTTGCTCGATAAGTGCCTTCTCTCCCCACTTGCGCTTGTCTGAGAACTGTGGGACGAGTGATCCAAGCCCCTCAATGAGAGCATGATTGTTCTCAAGGTTGTTCATTATGGCTCTGTTGAATCCGATAGCGATGTCTTCATTTGCTGACACAATAATAATCCTTATTGCGGGATTGCGGTAGATTTCCCAGAGAGGATAGTTTATTGAAAAGCACACGGACTTCGCATGAAAGCGTGGTGCAAGCACAACACTATTCCTGTTTATTTTTCTGTTCTCTCCCTTTGTGGTGTTAACGGTGAGCTTGCCGTTTTCCCCTTGGACTACATTACTTTCGAGTATGTCGTAGAAAAGTTTATGATGCCAGTTCATCGGCATGGGTTGAGTAGTGTACTTCTCTACAAAACTTTCAAGAGAAATAAACTTGCCGTCCTCAGTCTGCTTAATTGGTTTATCCAATTTTATTCCATCATCTTCTTCAGTCCATGTAGAGCCCAATGGTTTAACTGGCATATAGTATAATGATATCACATGGAATCTAAAGTATTAGTTTCTCTGCCATCTTCACGAAGTCCAAAATACAAGATGATGCAATCTCTTGTAACAATGGCTATACGCCACAAACACCACCAAGTCTACCACTTCATAGAGGGATCACTCATACACAAAGCTCGGAATAAAGCAGTAGTTGAGGCTGTCGCAAATAGATGTACCCACCTTATGTTTATTGATGATGACATGGTATTCCCGCCTGACGCAGTTGATACGCTCATAGATAGGGACAAAGATATTATCGGTGGGCTTTGCTTTGGAAGGAAAGAGCAGAAAACAAATTACCCTATCATTAAAAGGATTGTGAACAACGAGATACAAGACTTTCCTATAGAGGAAGTCCCAACGTGGGAACAACCGTTTGAGGTTGGATCGACTGGTACAGGATTCTTACTTATCAACATGAACGTATTTAAGAAACTTGAGCCACCGTTCTTTTACTTCGCTGACCCAGAAGACTTTGGGATGGAGAGACAACCCTTCCCAGATAATGAGTTCTCGGAAGACACGACCTTTATGATGAGTGCTCGCAAGGCTGGGTTTAAGATATTCGTTGACCCGACAATTACAATCGGACATCTGGGTGAGGCGACATATAAACGAGAACTTTCAATATCAGTTGAAGCAATACCTATGGATCAAGAGAAAGTAGCCATCCTCATTCCAACTGTTGATAGGCTGGAGAATATAAAGAAGTGCGTGGGTAGCATCAAAGAAAATACAATACTCCCATATAAGATTTATATTATGACAAGCGATGCTTCTATATCAAACTGGTGCATAGATAATAAAATTGCTTTTTATATGGATGAAGGAGACGACATACGCTATAACACTCGGATAAACTTTATGTTTAAGAACACCAATGAACCATACCTATTCACTGGCTCGGACGACATAGTGTTTGAAAAGGGTTGGCTTGAAGGACTTATGGGTGGAGCAGGAAAAGGGTACGGGGTGGTTGGAGCAAATGATGGGTATAACCCAATGGCAACAAACTTCCTCATAAAACGTGAATATATTGAAAAGCAGTCGGGATGTATCGATACTCCAGGCGTAATCTTCTACCCAAAGTATCAACATAATTTTGTAGATGTAGAACTTCTCGCTACTGCAAAGAAACGGAACCAGTATGTGCAAGTGGTGAACGCTAAAGTGACACATCATCACTGGAGGAAAGACCCATCAAAGTATGATAAAACATATCAGTGGGCAGACGAACGTGTCGAGAAGGATATGTATACTTGGCACGAGCGCAAGAAAAAGTTTAACCTTTCTTATTCATTATGAACTCATACCAAGAGATACTTGAGTACTACTTCTCAAGATCGCAGGAAGTGTGCTCACTTAAAACGAACCCTATTGTACTCAAGACTGATCTGTACAACGAGGCACACTCAAAGCCTTTTGCTGGGGGGATTATCAAAAACTTGCAAGGATGCGGACACGTTGTTGGGATTGAAGCACAGGACGTGGTGACTGGACTTGCAAGACAAAATCTTGGCAATGGTGACTGGACTCTGCTAACTGGAGACATCCGTGCACTTCCATTCAAAGACAAATCTTTTAATGTAATACTTGATCTCTCAACCCTAGACCATATCAAACCAGATCAGGTCGAGTCTGTAATCGCTGGATACAATAGGGTGCTTGACGACAAGGGTGCATTCTTTCTTGTGACGTGGATCAACACACTCGGCGAGGCGGGGGATGAGAACTGGAACGCCAACAACCAGTACTACTTTGACCAGAAGAAACTCGAAGATTCGTTGAGCAAGTACTTTTCAACCGTGACGAGAGATCATATCTTTACCGACCCAGCTTCCCCGACCAAACAATTATTTAGTTATCTTTTAACCGTATGGCATGGGAGTACCTCTTAACTGACGAACACGATGCACGAGCCATGCTTATAGCTGGCTATCTCGCTGAAAAGATCGCAGGAAAAACAATCATAGACCTTGACTGTGGACACGCTCCACTCCTGAAATATCTACCAAAAACGTATAAGAGATATTACGGCAATGACACTCTTGTAGAAAGATTACCTATGTATCCAAATGCGATCTTCAGTTCTCTAAGTGATGCAGATTATGTGCGGGGTAGCTTTGAGTCCGTAGACGTACTCGTAGTTATGGGGATGGGTGGATACGAATTGACCCATGAGAAGCTGGAGAGTTCTACTCTAACAACGAGCATCCTTAGCCTGGTTCTGGAATATAAGCCAGAAATTCTTATTCTCGAAAGTATCAAAGAGTTTGAACTCATTACAGAAAAAACAATCTTCCCACACATAGATACTCTCTACACAAAGAAACATGACATTACCATTTCTGTTTCAAGTGGAAGAATTGGAACAAGAGTTATTAAAATCTATGAAGCTCACCATAGCAATCCCAACAAGTAGTGGCATCTCGCCCCAGACAATGTTGTCTGTGTTCACTGCTGTGAGCGTACTTAACTTTCCTGTGAGGTTGGATATTATCACCTCCTGCTACGTTCACGATGCACGGAACAAAATGGTAGATCGGGCTGTAGCATCAGGCTCAACTCATCTCTTGTTTGTAGACTCAGACATCTCATTCCCGAAAGATGCGGTACAGAAACTCATCGCACAAGATAAAGATGTGATTGGTGGTATGTACAACAGGAGAGAAGAAGGAAACCTTCCGACAATCCTCATGGAAGAAGGCGACAAGCTCGTAATCCCTGAGACAGTTCCGACTGAAACATTCCCCGTATTTGCAACAGGCACGGGGTTCATGCTTATTAAGTTGGCCTCCCTTTCAAAGGTCGAGTACCCGTACTTTTGGTTCGGAGTCCACAAAGATCGGATGCTTGGGGAAGATGCGTGGTTCTGCCGACAGGTGCAGAAAGCTGGGCTGACCGTATGGTGTGACCCAACACTCGGAATTAAGCATATTGGCACGAAAGAGTATTAAATTATATAATGTCTTATGGCCTATCTAAATGACGCAATACTTGGGGCGTATAAACGTATCTCTGAAATGCTCGGCTTTGTCCGAGTTTCACTTGTTGATGAAACGGGTGTGTCTGTCGCTGAGAAGACTTCTAAGTACAAGACTGAGTATGTGGACATAGCCTCGGCAACAATTACCTACATCTGTGCAGAAAGCTCAGGAGCCGAATGGCTTGCAAAGAAGATTAACACAACATCTGGAACACAGATAAGCTACGCCACCATTAAGAACAACCCCACCGTCCTAACTTATTCCGCAGCAAAGACCGCACGAGCGACACTCACCTACGGTACCCCTAGCCAAGCTCTCTAAAAAATTATCTAATACTCCTATGGAAATAACAATCTCAGCAGGCAAACCCGAAATGAAAGACGTTAAGCCAGAAGGCAAAGTGCCCACAGACGTTCCCTCAAATGACTGGAGAGAAAATGCAATTTCCTGCATAGAGAAAGCCATAAAGATACTCGAAAGTGATGCACAAACTACCGTCCTCTCCGCCGTAGAGCATCTCCAATCCGCCATAGATGAGCTCGAAACAGAGAACGATTCCGCCGATGAAGACATAGAAGGTATGAAGAACTCCAAGAAAGACTACATGGAACAACTACAAAAGGAAGATTGAGGCCAACTGTCTACAGTTACTATATAAAGTGTCTACAGTTGGGAGCACAACTGTCTACACTTCACAACATTGGTACTTACCGCCAAGCATTTGCCCCCCATGTTTTGGACACATTCTCCCCCGTACTACGTCCTCTTTTGGCTTCTTGAACTCAAAATCAGGCGGATGCACGGTAAAAACAACCTTCTTCTTGGCTACAACCTGAATAGGAAGTCGCTGCAAGTATTTATACACATTCTTCCTAAACTCAAGTATAGATATAGATTCCATACAAAGAGTATACCATGAAGTGTCTACACTTTTGTACGAGTATGCTTGGGGCTTCTTTTGGGCGAGCGTGGAATAAAGCTCACCTCAGCCTGTCCAGCCTCCGCCCCCCCTGTATTTGCCTGAATATACGGGTACCAATGAGAAAGACCCCCCCACCTAATGTCGTAATATGTGTATCCTACGACGTTAATTTGAGGCTAAACTGGTACATATGTAGTGCTGTTCATCCTATAACACGTGCGAGACAGAAAATAGCCACGCTCACTTGCGACGAAATTCCCGAGGTTATATGAAACTGTAGAATTATCCTGTATAACGTGGAATTGATGTAGTGTGTGCGAGATTGTGCTGAAGTGGTTTGTCCCCACCCTATGACAAGGAGAGAAATCTATACTATTTGTGTGTGATTCTTTGCACAAAAAAAGCGCCGCGACCTGGTAAGATCAACG